ACATTTTCCTTTTTGCGGTACTGACGGCCACCACATACTACGATAATCACCACACACCTCCGAGCTCTACCACGCGCCTAAAATCAAGTACGGATAGGCCCACGGGCACACAGGCAATCCACCCGTGGGTTATCCAACAGCCCGGATGGTGTGCAGGCCGATAACATCTCCATACACACATCATGTTCCCTTGGTGCCGCATCCCACTCGGCCGTAGCCTGGGCACGTGTTTCATAGTGACGCACGACCTTCATATTAGGAGCGTGTGGGTGGTAGTGCCGGATGCGATATACGGTGAGTTGTATCATAATAAAATACCCCGGGTGGTTGCGCGGTAGCAGTGCCTAGGCTGGTTATGCGGTCGGTAGTTTAGCTGGGCTCCGGAAGCACATAAACAAACCCCAACCCATTTGGTGCGTAGCCCGGCTGCGGTGCAGCGGTATGGCCACCCGGGGCAATTCCTTTTAACGGTAGCATTTCGGTTACTACAAACTATCATACGGCCCGGGCGGCGGCCGGTCTATAACGTCCAGTAACTCCCGTACCATACGATCATTACGGGCGACTTCCGATAATGCCACCAACTGACACTTGGAAGTGAAGCTACCAAACCGCTGCCACACACGGCGGGGCAGTGGTAATGCCCGCCTCCAATTCTTCGTCCACGCACCATTTCTGTTGGTGTGCATGAAATACAGCCCACCCCCATTCCTACAACAAAAAACAAACTCCTCCGGATCTTCAGCCGGATCGGTGATTATTGGGGTTCCCATCGTCTAAGCCTCCCCCTGCTCATCGCCTTCGATGTTCCGCACCGCCCGGGGGAGTACCTCGGCTAAGAATTTGGCATTTGCAAGGGAAATACCAACAAGCCGCACGTTGCCGCAGCCGCATGAGCACTGCATCGCCAATGCTATGGCCTTTGCACCATTATGGGCACCGCCGTTGGCTTCGAGTGCGCCCACCCCCAGGCAGATAGCCCACCACACTTCCTGGTTTTGCACCATGTCACCGGTGATGAGGGCGCGGGGGTGTTGCGGTGCCGGCCGGGGTGTTGGGGCGGGGGTGCGGCCGTGGCGGAGCAGCCGCCAGGTAGCGGCCAGTGTGTTTATAATGCTTTTCATGTTTGTTTCCTTCTACCTACGGGGTAGGGTTGGCCCCATAGCGGGGCGTCCCACCACCAATCCCACCCACGTGTAACACCATACCCAAGGTGGTTATGTACGTGTTCGGCCCATGCACGTATGCACACATCTATATTCATACACCACCCCGGGCAACGGCGGCCGCATACACGGCACATAACCGTTCCATCACCATCCGCTGCGTGTATGTAGCCGGGGCATAAAACCGGAACTCCGCACCATCCACCAAAAAACGGTGAAGGTGGTGGGGTATGATATTACCCAGGGAGCTTCGGGCGGCGTCACGGAAATGAAAATAGGCGATGAGTTCGGTACAGGGTATCCGGTCGCCATCCCGGGGCCCGCCTACAACCAGTGCGTCATCCATAGTCTACCAAATCCTTTCGCCGGGGATGGTTCGGTTGATTTTTTCTAACTCGGCGGCAAACACATCATATTTAGCCCCAAACACCTCCTCTACCGCAGACACGTATGTAATTACGCCCTGCGCATCCGGTGCAAACCGGACGTCCATCCCCACACACCGGAGTGCCGGATCATACCGGAAGGCCACCTGCTTGCCGGTCCGTAGGGCCTCGATAATTTGCCCAAGCAGCGTGGTAGTATAAAGCCGCTGCTTTTCTTCATAAAGTTCCTCGACGCATCTAAGGCACCAACCATCCTCGCTGTGGGGGCAATTCATTAAATGGGGCATTGTCATGGCGTCCCTCCGACGTTGAAGTATTTAAGCGTGACCAGCAGGATCGAAATAAACACAAGGTAGACCCAGAGGATTATCCGCAGGGTGCTTTTGTATTCGGCGTCGTCATTTTGAGTCATGGTTTATCTCTTTCCTACGTTCGGCGTCATGCGTGGCTTCAATCTCTCGCTCTGACTCGATAAGTAATTGAAGAATCTGGACACGACCGAGAAGCCAGCCTGCGCCGAATGAGACCGACACGCAAAACGAAATAAGGATGGTTAGTTGTGTATCATTCATGGCTTCTCCTTTCTCGGCCACTCAATTTCGATGCCGTAAGCGTGAAGGATGAGCAGAACTTGGGAGATTGACGATACCGTTATGTCGCAAAGGACTATCTCTCTGTGTCGTGGCTGTAGCCACCATTCACCAACACCGTTTGAACCGATGAAGGCACGTTCGGTTTTTCTCACCGCATCGGCAAACTCCTGCGTAATCTCTCCCGGCTGGTGCAGGTGGTCGTAGTGCTCGACCTTTCGCCGGTCGTCATCGCGTTGCAATTCGTGTGATGTTCTTTCGCCGATCATAGTGTGTCTCCGAATACCCATAACACATCTTTATTTACGGGGCCATTGGCTATGGCCGTGTTATACCCTATTCGGCACTCGCCTCGTTCGTTTTTTACTGAAATTTTTTTAGTCCGGTGTGTTTTAACAGGGTAGAATAAATATAGGAACGGAGGACGCCGATTTTTTCTGGTGCAAATTTTACGGTGATGCCTAGACTGAGCGTGCGAAAGAGAAGAGTGGGGGTGCCCACTAACCCCACAGCCCCTGGTGCCACCTGCCTGCAAAATTTTTATACATCCTTATGTTGAGTGACCCCTCCCTCCCTCAGCTCCCCTCCCCCCTAACCCTTTTGCACCCCACCGGGTGGCCTCACTCCTCCCACTCCTAGGCATCACTCACTCCTCCGGTAGTGGGGTGTGACGTATTACACTAGCGGTGAGTGGAGGCTCCCCAGGAGGATGGGTGGATGTGTGGGATGCCCGGATGTTGGGCAGGGGGTGCTAGGGGCGTGTATGGGGTAAGTTGGAGGAGTGGAAGGATGTGCATGAGTGGGAGGATGTATAGGAGCGGCCGGGGACGGTGGCCGGCCGGCCTGGGAGCGGAGAGCCCCGGCATTTGCGGTATGCGGGAATAGGTAGCGGGTGTCCCCACAACCCCTAACACACATAGCAACACCCCTAGCACACCACCGCACTAGCACGGCATGGCACCACCGCACGGTACCGGGGTGTGGTTTATTGGGTGCCCCGTGGTAACATTACACTAGGAGCGGGTGCATGGTGGCTAATGTAATGTTAATAGCCGGGTGCCAAAGGGGGCAAAATGCCAAACCACATCCCGGGCCACATGGGCCACAATGTAGGAAAATGGGAAAAACCCAATAAATTTTAACCCATTGATATTCATGGGCTTAGTGTAATGTTTGTTACACTAAGGCAATAAAACATTACACTAGCGGGTTGCAATTTGCCGATGCGGTGTATACTCACACACGTGGCCAACGGCATACGGGCAACAATGCCCACCGTACCCACACCGTAGCGGCCGGTTGCCGCTAACACACATGGTGCAAACATGAAGAAGACCAAGAACAAGACCAATGACACCACCGCAACCGTAGTGGCCACCGTGGTGGAAGCCGCGCCGGCCGTAGCCAAGCAACCCGCACGGCTAACCAACGCCCAGTATGCCGCTATGGTAGCGGCCGGGGTGCCGTTATGGCACATGCGGAAGAGACCGACCTGGTACGGGCCAACGAGGATCTGACTACTATGGTCCAGGATTTGTTGTGCAACATCATGCACCTGTGTGACTTGGAAGGGGTTCATTTTAACGGGGTGCTTAGCTATGCAACAACCTGCTACGAAGAAGAAAAGGAGGAAGACAATGAAATCTAACCCAGTATTCGTAAGAATTGTAGAAGAAATGGTTGAACAAGCAGCACGTGCCTGGGCCAGGACCACGGACGGGGCTATCCCGGAGGTGCGGCGCGAAGCGGCACAGGATGAATGTGACCGGCTCACTACCGACGTGGACAACCTATGCCGTGACACCTACGGCATCACCGTAGGCTGGCCGGGGCTCTACCCCACCTACACCCACAATGGCTATGAATTCGATGATCTGGCTCGCGCCATTGAGGTGGCTACGGAGGATGTGCAATGAACACCATACCCCCAAACATCCGCCAACGGTTTAGATACGCCCAGCTTCCCCATGCGGGTACCCCGCTGCCGCTATGGGGCCTAGCTCGTAGCTGCGGGGTGGAGTTATTTACCACCCATGCCCCCGGTTACACGCCGCGATATATCGCGGCCTATATGGGTGAGGTGCTAACCTCACCCGCTACGGCCGGTCGGCTGGTTACATTCCTGCGTGGCTACCGGGCCGCCCTTGAAACAAGGAGGGGTAAATAATGAAAAACGATCCAACTAAAGAAGACATGTTGGAACATACCAACCGCTGTGGTTTGTGTGGCGAGCCCGACGATATGTTTGATGTGGAGGCGGCTATTTATTGGTTTGCTAGCGACTGGCATGGTGGCCAGGCGAGCAACCTCTATAGCGCACTATCCACCTCACCGTATAAACCATCACCCCTACACTACACTGTTGCGGATGCGGGCGAAACTGCCCTTGAGATCTACGACTGCCTCGTATCCGAATTCACCCACTAATGGAATCCTACCATGCTCACGCGAATCACCGTAACCAATATCCCCCGTACACAAAGCCATGTAATCCAGGAAGCCCTTCTCGCGGCAAACCTGGCCCAAAACTGTACCATAGAACGATACACGCCCGGCGGCAGCCATGACCGCCTGGTGGGCGATTGGTGCAGCCACAACGACGCAGAAGAGATCCTTAACCAATTAGCCACATTAAGGAACAAATTCGATAACGGCATTAGATGGGCAGCCGAGTTACCGACCGGCCGTGAGCGTATGGACATGGCACTGCAACCGGTTAAACACCCCGAGGGGATGCGGTGGTAAACCCCACCCTCGGAGATACCAAAATGACCATCATACTCGCGCCGAAATCGGCACACCGCCTTGAAGATGCCTGGCATAAAATCCAGGGTGTAATACAACAGCGATACCCCGGTATATCCCAGGAAGATCTAGATGAAAAAACAGTAGACGTTGTGGAAACGGCGGCGCTGGTTATGTGCAGACCACCGCTCCCGGCTATCCCGGACGTGCCCGCACCGGGGACACACCAATGACTATCACATACCGGTTACGCGCGGCCAACGTTCCCCTTAGGCTAGAATATCAAATAGCCGACCAATTAGCTACGGCATTCGAAACCACCGTGGACCACACAATGCCACCCCCGGGGCGGACGGCCGCCCTTACTACCCATTGGCTAACCACCACCACAACACCCGCCGACGACGCGTTGCAGTGGTGCGCATGGGCCTCGCAGGAATGGCCCGGCACACGCTGGATGTTGCAATTAGCAGAAGTTCCGTTTTAACCAACCCTAGTATAGAGGAACCGTCAAATGAACAAGGCAATGGTTGCTATTTACAACACTCCTATCAACGATCTGCTTGACCTCACGCCACGGCAGATGGCCGGTGCCCGCAATGTGCGGGATTATCTCATCGAGGCTGCTAGCAAGAAGGTCAAGGGACAGGGGATAGAATACACGGTAGAAAAGGAAGCCACCGGGTATACGGTCTACCGTACCACACCCCTCACGCCCGGTACCGCCGTGCGTATCCGCAATGTCGACATGCAGGGGCTAACGGGCCGCATGTACCACCCACACACGAACCACACCGGCCGTGAGGGTTTGGTGGTGGGTTATTGGGTGGATAGTAATGGGCACCCGGAAGGGGAAGCCGTACACATCTACCGTGTTGCCCTCGTGCAACCCTGGAATGGTGGCTCCGACGGTTGTCTGAATAACATTGAACCGCAGGTGTTTGACTTTGCGGATTATGAGCTGCAATGGATCGACAAACTGACCCAACGGTTACCGGCACCGAACGGCCACGTAGGGGTGGAAGAGGATTACGAAGACGCATAATAACCGACCCACACCACCCCGACATCAAGGAATTTTATCATGGTAAAAGAAGAAGGGCTATCACCCGACGGTTTCAATCCGCTTGGATTTAGCTGGATCCATACAGAAACTTCCCTGGATAGCCTAGAGGCCTACATGGGCATCAAAATCAACACCCCACCAAAAGAAGAAGGGGAATCTTGTTGGTTTGCGGACGGCGAGCAGTGGTTTTTACTGATCGCCCTAACAAACCTCTACGTCCTGTATTTTTTTGTTTCGACCCTCGCGCCGGCCTAGCCACATTGGCCGGGCTACCGGAAGTGACATCCAAAAGGAAAGGCCAGTGAATAAGCACACCGCAGAAATGCTCCACGCCTCCGCACAAAACCTGGGCATAGAGTGCCACCTGAATGCAGCATATAGCGGCAGGGGGATGTATGGCCGGGAAACCTACGGGTTGGTGTTGAATAACACCAATGACATCCACCCACTAATTGCGGACGCCTGTGTGGCATTGGCGGCGGATGTGGGGGCACATGATTTAATCAAACAGATGAATGATTTCATCAAACAGACGAAGAAACTCAAACAAGACAGTATGGGAAGGGGCTGCGTTTATTATTGATGGAGTCTTTTGTGAAACGCTACACACACCGGCCGCAATTGCGATATTGCGTAATGTTTATTACATTGCTATAGTGGTACCACACATGGAAACAAAACTATCCAAACTGAAGAAGATGATGGCAGCCGGTGACCAGCGTGGAGCACTCAAACTCGCCGCTGGTTGGGGCATGCGGGGCCTCGGCAATGGAGCCCATGCCGCCGCAATCACACGGGGCTGGGCGGCCATCACAAACAAGGGCACCTACGAGGCAATGGGTTACGACCCGTCGCAGTTATTTGCAGCCGCCATCGCGGCAATCAAGGAAAAATACAATATCCCCTAGGAATGGAAATAATGGCAACTAAAGTCGAAAAGGTACGGGCAGCCCGGGACTACCCTCAGTTCGGCATCCTCCGGGGTGAAGAACATTACGTTTGGTCGCTCTATCGACAACGGCCGCAACGCAGTAAGGTGTACCCTAAACCATCCCAACTAACCTCATCAGAGTTTTTACAGACGGCCTACCAAATCGAAGAGATGATAGAGGAATCGGAGTGCGAAACTGCGGAAGATGTGGCTGCCCTGCGAGACACAATGGTTGAGCAGATCAATGAACTAGAAAGTGAACAACAAGAAAAATTCGACAATATGCCCGAAGGGTTGCAACAGGGCGATACCGGGCAATTGTTGCAGGAACGAATTGATAGCCTGCAGACGTGGGCAACGGAGTTGGGGTGTGTTGACATCGAAACAGAAGATCCGGGCAACACCCCGGATATCGAAAACCTCAAGGAACAACTAACCAACTGCAACCCGGGGTTCTAATAACATGCGAGAGCGACGGATCGCTAAGTATAACGACGCTACACCCTCCTGCACAGGCGGCCCAGAAATAGCCCATATCATCTACTCGGAAAATAAGCAGGTCATTTATGTGGAAGATGTGTGGGTGGACCCGCGCCACCGGGGCAATGGGCTAGCGTCCGAGATGCTGCAGGAATTAACCGAATGGGCAGACCGAAACGGCCAACGGGCTACCCTTACCATCGACCCTCGCGGCGATGGGTTGACGGCAGACCAGCTACGGGAGTGGTACGGCCGGTATGGCTTCGCCGCTCGTAATTCAACATCCCTCAGAATGGTGCGTGAACCACAATGACAGAACTAAACGGCAAGCTATACGGGCAGGGGCTCGTAGCACCGCTCGCGCCGGCCTCGCGCGGCCCCCTCAATGATCGCTTCCTTATGGCACCCTTTAGCGTGTGGAACACCCGCGAGGGTTTTTGGCAGGACCGTAAGCGGCGGTGGTTATCGTTGGGTATCCAGAGCGAGACGGGCCGTGACGACAAACTCACATTCAACATCCCCATCTATCTGAGCGACGGCTCAACCGGCAACAAAATACGGGCGCAGACATCCATCTTTGATCCGGTGGTGTGTGAATTGTGTTATAGCTGGTGGTGCCGGCCGGGTGGTGTTATTGTCGACCCGTTTGCGGGCGGCTCGGTGCGTGGCATTGTGGCCAGCGTGCTAGGCTACCGTTATTGGGGTTGCGACCTACGTGCCGACCAGGTGGCCGCTAACCGCGACCAGGTTGGCCCCACGACCCGGGGCAATTACCGGCCAAAGTGGGTGTGCGGCGATAGCCTGGTGGAAGTGCCCTCCCAGGCCCCACAGGCCGACTTTATTTTCTCCTGCCCACCCTATGGAAACCTGGAGTGCTATAGCGAAGACACCCGCGACCTAAGCACAATGCCATACCGTGATTTCAATAAGTTGTACAACTGCATCATCGCGGCGGCCTGTGCCAAATTAAAGAATGACCGCTTCGCCTGCTTTGTAGTAGCCAACTTCCGCGACAAAGACCCTAGGGACAGGCAGATGCGGGACTTGGTAGGTGATACAATCCGCGCCTTCCAAAACAACGGCTTGGAGCTGTACAACGAAATTATCCTTGTGAATGCCGTAGGCTCGGCCGCCATGCGGGCCAACAACACATTCATCCGTGGCCACCGCAAGGTAGTAAAGAGTCACCAAAACATCCTTGTTTTCCTTAAGGGCGATGCCAAGACGGCCGCCGACACGATCCCCCGACCGCCGGGTTTTGATAAGGAGGAAGAAACCGGCGAGACAATGTAACCCAACCCAACCCATAACCCCGTAGCCCCAGGACTTTCCTGCAATGATTGCACATGCCACTAACACCGTTATTGATAATAGCTATATCACCGAGGTGTATGAAACACACCGCGAGCTGATTGAAGTAACCGCCTTCCGTTTTTGGCGGCGGTACGGCGGCCACCTTCCCACCCTTCAAATGGATGCCCAGCACGCCTTCCTCCGTGGTATGGGGAAGGGTAAACCCGACAACGTGGCCTGGGAACCGTGGGTGCGAAATTGGGTGTGGATGGAACTGTACGACGCTATGCGGACAGAAATGTCATGGCGCACCCAAACCAAGCGAGCCCGTAGCGACCACGGGCTCGAACATGCGGCGACCCGCCCGCCTCGCTTCACGGTTGCCGAGTTACTCGAAGGCCACACCCCGGACGTGCAATATGTGGCTAACCTGTGCATCAACCCGCCCGACGATCTCGCGGCAGCGGCGGAACGGCGCGGCGGTAAGCCACACAACTTCCGTGCCTGCCTCCGCATATACCTGCGGGCGGCGGCCTGGTCGGCCGCCCGCATTGCTGCGGCGTTCGAAGAAGTTTCGCAGGCCCTTACCTACTAGGAGCCCCCTACCATGAATGACGAACAAATAAGAATACGTGCCGGTGTACTATCAAAGGACTGCCGCTACCCCTGGTCCGAAACGGCTATCTACAAAGCCCTTTTACTCGCGCCGGACGATGAGTTATTGTCACGAGCTCTTATCCAGAATGATCTGGAACCGGAATTCTATATACGACATACCGAGGAACGGCAGCTACGAGAAAGAGTTGCGCAAACCGCAAAGTCCCTTGATACACCCAACCAGATGAATCTACCACTATGAATAAACGGCCCACCGCCCTACCATACCAACGGGAAGGCGTGCGGATGATTGAGCAATTTGGGGGCAAGGCCCTGTTATTCGATGAACAGGGCCTTGGCAAGACCGTCCAGGCGTTATGGACTATCCGCCGTAACCAGGCATACTGGCCGGCAATTGTAGTCTGCCCGGCAATTGTGAAAATCAACTGGCAACGCGAGGCGGCATACCATGTGGGGATGAGGGCGGCGGTATGTAGTGGCCGCCGCCCTCCCCGCCCCGGGGTCCAGTTGACTGAAACCCACCACATATATGTCATCAATTATGACATTCTCGATAATTGGTTTGAGTGGCTCTATATGCTGGGTGCCGGCAGCATCTGGTTCGACGAATCACAGAACCTTGGCAACCGGGAAACCGGATGGACGCAGGCGGCCAAAGAACTCTCGCGGCACATCCCGCACCGGGTAGCCATGTCCGGCACCCCGTTCATGAACTACCCACGGGAGTTATGGCCCACGCTCAATATAGTGCGGCCGGATTTATTTCCCAGCTTCCCGCAGTATGCCGTCGAGTATTGCGCCCCCAAGAAACAACCGTGGGGCTGGACGTACAACGGGGCCACCAACCTCGAGGGGTTAAATACCCTGCTACGGGAACACATGATGGTTCGGCGGCTAAAGGTAGAGGTTGCTAGGGACCTACCACCCAAGACCCGTAGCGTGCAGGTGGTGCCCCTTACTAACCGAGAAGAGTATGAACACGCCGAGGGTGACTTCCTTGGTTGGTTGGGTGGTGTGGATATTGCCCGTGCCGAGCGGGCGGCCCGCGCGGAAGCGGTGACCCGTGTTACCTACCTGCGGCAACTCGCGGCACGGGGGAAGGTAGCGGCTATCAAGGAGTGGCTCAAAAACTGGCAAGCCACCACAAACGAGAAACTCGTGGTGTTTACCTATCACCGTAAACTCATGGAAGTGCTGATAAAACACTTTGGCAAGGTGGCCGTGCATATCGATGGTACGGTTACCGGCGAGGCTCGCCAGGCGGCGGTTGACCAGTTTCAACGGGACAAGAAATCAATATTCTGTTTCATACAAATCCGTAGTGGCGGTGTGGGTATTACACTCACGTCCGCTTCTTCCGCATTATTTTGTGAGTTGGATAGTGTGCCAGGCCGGCACAGCCAGGCCGAGGACCGCATCCACCGCATCGGCCAAACTAAAAACGTATTCATCTACTACCTTATTGCCGAGGGTACGGTAGACGAAGATCTGGCGGAAGTGGTGCAGGGCAAGCAGGGTAATTTTGACCAGGTGTTCGACGGGTCCAATAACGGCTCCCTCAATATCCTGAACCTATTGGTAGAGAAAATACAAACAAGGAGTAGAAGCCGTGCCACGACCAAGAAGAAACGTGTCCAGAAGTAACGGGCACGCAATCAATGTGCGGGGCATACCGCCTATGGTCCACCAGGCGTTCAAGAGCTACTGCCACCGCCGCAACATTAGTATGATGGACGCTATTGTGTTCCTTATGGCCAAGTGCGTACAGCGGGGCATCCGGCTTGAAATCTACAACGGCCACCCACCGGAGACCGGTGCCGATTTTAGCCCCACGGCGGCCGAGGCGCGGGCCACAAACGAAGAACGGGCTAAGGTTAGCCGGGGCCTGCAACGGGCCGCCGACCCCCGGGTAGCCGCCGTGCTCAATACAAGGATGGGTGTGTGAACTTCCGTGACATCCTAGACCGCTACAATATCCCCTACATAGCCGAGGGGCACGAGCACTGCCGCCCCGGGTGGTTGCAGCTAGACTGCCCTAACTGCTCGCCCAACAGCGGCCGGTGGCGGCTCGGGTACAACCTAGCCCACCACTACACGAACTGCTGGCAATGCGGCCGGGTGGACCTACTGCGGTTCTTTGAAACGGTAACGGGGGCCAGCCGCACAGAAACCAGGCAGGCACTAGCCGGCATCATACGCGAACGGGCGGCCTCGCGGCCTCGCGGCACATTAAAATTGCCGGCGGGTGTGGGTGAGCTCCTACCGGCCCACACCCGGTACCTACGCTCGCGCGGCTTTGACCCCGGGGCACTCGTCAAATTATGGGGCCTTGGCGGCATTGGGCTGGCCAAAGAACTTCAATGGCGTGTTTTTATACCCATCCACCTCTATGGGGATGTGGTCAGTTGGACTACACGGAGTATATCGGATGAGCATAGCACACGTTACCGTTCGGCGGCGGCTACCGATGAAGCAATACCCCACAAAACCATCCTCTATGGTGAAGACTATGCCCGGCACACGGCCATCGTTGTCGAGGGGCCGGTGGATGCGTGGGCCGGTGGCCCGGGCGTTGTGGGGACTTGCGGTACGGGGTTTAGTCAATCGCAGGTCGCCCGGCTCGCCCGGTATGCTACGCGGGTTGTATGCTTTGATAATGCGGCGGATGCTCGCAAACGTTCACGTGAATTGGCGATGGCACTTTCTGCCTTTCCGGGCAAGACGTATGAGGCGGAAATCGACGCCAAGGATCTAGCGGAGGATTTGCAGCGGACGGGTGGCAAGGAAATAAAACAATTACGAAAACACTTTTTGCGGGACACCTAACAATGACCGGCTAGGTGGTGGCGAATTAGTGCCCGCCTACGCACCACACGGCCCACCACGGGCCCGGCGGCCGTAAATAGCCCACAGGTAGCCAGTTTTTACAGCTACGTTTATACGGCCGTATAGGCATTTACACCACCTACACATGACGTGAGGTATGAGGTATGGAAACCCAGGTGCAGCAATTCCGTGGGGTTTGGTATCCGCCGGAAATCTTTGGGTTATTGCGGGAGGGGCACATCAACGCCGGTGAGTTTGTCCTCATTGGCATCATCGACAGCTTCACCCGTAGTGGCGAGGGGTGCTTTGCCTCTAACGGCTACCTCGCCGGCTATATGGGTACTTCGGAAGAGTCTATACGGCGAATGTTGGCCAAACTAGAGGGCCTAAACGTCATCGCACGGGGTACAAACGACTCCAATCAACGGGTAATAATGACTGTGTGGAATCCCCCGATAGGAGGACCACAAATTTGTGGAGGGGGGGTCCACAAATTTGTGGACATAAGAGTATACCTTAAGAGCAAAGCTAAGCGCTTTGCTCAGACCGGGCCGGCTACACAACCCGAACAAACAAACACCACCGAACAAACAAACACCACCGAACAAACCCCAACCCCACCAAACCCCAAAAAACAAAAAAAGATGCCATTCATACCAACAACACCAAAGGGCCAACCCGAGGCTATAGACCTTCAATTGCAGGAACAACTACGCACCGCCCTACTCAAGACCATCCACCCCACCGGCGGCTATAGTGCTAGGGGTTGGGCCGGTGCCTTCCACCTCCTCCGGACCAAGGACGCAGTGCCCCTGCCACACCTGCAAGAAGTTCTAAATTGGTACTGTGAGAATATTGGGGGGCCCTACGTGCCCCAGGCACTATCTGCTGCCGGCTTCCGCCAAAAATTCAATGCCATTACCGCCGCTATGGAACGCGCCGGCGGGGCCGCGCCGGTGGTAACCCCGGAAGCAGAAGAAGTTTACCGGCGGCTATCGATGTTGGGTTGGGGTGCGATCAGCTCTGACGTTCTACGCATCGAAATACAACGGACGATGGACACATACCGGGAATTAAAGGATAGAATCCTTATATTTGAACCAGCACAGGGCACACCCCTTCACCAGTATCGTGTGATGCTATCCGAGCAATTAGAACCGGAAGCACACTTTGCCGAAAACTGGCTTCGCACTATCCACCACCATTTCAGAACTAAGGAATACACCGACTTTGGGCGGTACCGATTCCGGGACGACCACCCGGATTACACGGCGCGGCAACGACATTGGGCGGAGGTGAATTGTGGGCGGGCGGATTATTGGCCCCGGATGCTGGAGGCCATAAATGCAAATCCATGACCGTAGTGGTGACGAAGAGCGGCGGATCGTCATTGGTATGGTTGTGAGTCGCACGGTCACCGCTCGCATAGCCGGTATGTGGCCGGCACCGGGCGAACCGGGTCCGTTCGCAAGTAAGTGGGCCAACCTTGTGGGTCAGTGGTGTACGGTGTACTTCCGCAGATACGGGGAAGCACCCGGGGCAAATATCCGGGGTATGTTTGCCGCCTGGTGCGGCCGGCAGCAACGGGACAAGGACACATTAGATTTAGTAGAGCGATTCCTTACGGCCATGTCAGAAGAATATGAGGCCGGAGAAGAACTCAATGCAGAATACATCATTGACATAGCCGGCAAGCACTTCACACAAACCCGGGCCCAGCGGTTGGCCGAGGTTATTACGGGGGCGATTGATAGCGGGGACCTGGAACAGGCGGTCACGGCCATAGCCGGGTTCCGCGCGGCCAGCCTTGGTGTGGGTGGGTATGTGGATGTGTTGCAAAATGAGGAAGCTATCCGGGCCGCCCTAGAGACGCAGGCCGGCAGCCTCATAACATACCCCGGTGCATTGGGTGAGTTTTATGGTAATGCTCTAGCACCGGATTCGCTCATTGCCTACATGGCACCGGAGAAGCGGGGCAAGTCATTTGTCCTGATGGACAATGCCTGGGTAGCGATGGAGCAACGGCGGCGGTGCGCATTCTTTTCCATTGGCGATATGTCCCAGGACCAAATGCTCCGACGGCTCGCCGCCCGCATAGCACGCCGCCCGCTCCGGGCCGGGCATATCGAATACCCTACCAAGATCCAGCGGTTGGGCACCGTGGACGAAGAGGCATTCATTGAAAAAGACACCCGGACATGGGAGCAACCCCTTGATTGGAGGGAGGTGGTAGCCGGTGCGGACAAGGTCATGCAGCACCGTATCCGCAGCCGCCAATCATACTTCCGCCTAGCCACCCACCCCTCCGGTACAATGAACGTAGCCAATATCGAAGATAAGCTATCACAGTGGGATGCGGAGGGGTGGGTGGCCGAGGTGGTTGTCATTGACTATGCCGACATCCTAGCTCCGCCCCGTGGCCATGCGGAAGAGCAGGGACAGATCGACGCAACCTGGAGCCAACTACGGGGGCTATCCCAAAAACGACATAACCTCATTATTACGGCGACCCAGGCAGATGCGGCGAGCTATACGGCCCGCACGCTAACACCACAAAACTTCAGCCGCGATAAACGGAAATTTGCCCATGTGACCGGTATGGTTGGTATCAATTGCACCGAAATGGAGAAGCGGAATGGGGTGTTGCGGTTTAATTGGTTGGCCCTGCGTGAAGAGGATTACACGGTTAGCCGTTGCGTTCACCTGGCCGGGTGCCGGGCCATTGGGAACATTGCTATAAGGAGCTGCTGGTGATAACAATAGCCTTCTTCTATGGTATGGTTATCCTTGGTGGCCTAGCCTTCGGTATCGTCACCGCCCTGTTGGGGTTATTTGTCGCCGGGGTTGTTAATAGTGTGTCTTGGTTTGTGGGTGTTATCAAAAGGATTTTAGGCCAATGAATATGGAAGCAAAGCTACTGATCAAGGCGGCGGATAAACATGGACTACACCTTGAAGATGTAGCCACGTGCCCCTGGGCCCTGCGTGGTAGTGGTTTGACGGCGGCCGAGGTCACCAACGGCGTGGTTCGCACCGCCCGCCGGTTAGTCATGGAACAATATGCCCGTTGGGGTGTGCGGCTCGCCGCAGCCGGCATACGGTTCACATACCAAACGCCCTATGGGAGCAAAACCTAAGGGAATTACAACAACGGGCTTACAACTATTTTTGGAAACACACAAAAACTTCCGACGCCGCCGCCGATATAGTTGCATAGCCAACCACGGCCCAACCGGCCGCTACGGCAAAAACAACCCCCCAGTATCATTTGAGGTGAGTATCATGCAGGTTACACGGAGTGCGGCCATCGCACTGTTTACCGCGATGGGTTTTACGGGAGTGGACAAGTGGGGCAAGGACAAGGTGCTCGAAAAGCTCAAGAACATCGATACCGTGATGGGCGAGCTGGACGAGGGCACCACACTCCCCAACAAGTTGGCCAAGTTGGTCGACGATCTTAAGGCCGCCGGAGAAGACATCCAGGTTACCGGAGACGCCAAGGCACCGGCCGCTGCCCCGGCCGCGCCGACACAGAAGAAGACTGCCGGTGGTGGAAAGGCTGCCGCCCCCGCCGCGAAGAAGCCGGCGGACAAGCCAGAACCCAAGCCCGAGAAGACCGGCCCGGCCGGTGTGCGGGCCTCCCGCAGCCGCCCCTTCCTCGCCGGCGTGTTGGTGAAGAAGTACGGCCGCGATGCCGGTGTGACGGAAGCGATGGTTGCGGAACTCGATCAGGTGTACGGCACCGAGAACCCCACTGAATCGCTCTTTTGCCTGCGTAATGCGTGGCATGCGATCCGAGGGTTCAATGTGAAGGATACCGAGAAGGCATTGGCCCCGGCACCCGCCGCTGAGTAACGCCGCGCCGCCGAATTGTTAGTGAGCGACAGTAGTGGTTGGTTTGGTTACGGGTTCGCCGCCGTGTGTTAGCCATAGACGTGGCCGGGCACACGGCGGCGATTTTACGAGCGGGTCGGTATTGGTAGGCCGACAAGCACCAAAGGTTCCTGCCCCGCCTAGGGTGTTTGTTATTGTAGGTTCGAATCCTATCCCGCTCACTTTTACGAGACGACTGATCCCCGAACACACCCAATTACGGTGGTAGGGCCATTTTAGCCCATAAACCCACACCGAGGTTATGGCGGTGGTGTGTGTAGGCATAGCTGCCGCGTTTGGCCGGTGTGGCCACATTGAAGAAGACGCTAACCGCCGGTAACACGTTGTTAGTTTCCCACTCTTCCACACCGGCCAATTTTTTATTTGTGTTTTATTCATTTTGTGTGTCGCACAGGACCGCCCCGCTAGCCCCGAGGGCGAAGGCCGAAAAAATCAAAGCCAAGCAACACGACCCATAGGTAAGGTCTAGTACTCCCTGACTAATGGCGTGGCCGTCTGCAGCGGTGCGTAGGTTTCGGGGGATTGAGCAATGCCGCCCGTTCTGTGCGACACACAAAATGAATACGCAAGATTATACACCCGACTTGACACCCGTTGAGTATGCCCCAGAAAATGGTGTATACTACAAACGGGATGATTATCACCAAGTAGGTGGTATCCGTGGCGGAAAGGTGCGAGCCTGTTTGCGCATAATACACGAGGCCGAGATAAAAGCCGGGGGGCATGTGGGTGGCGTGGTAACGGCATCCGCCCGCAAATCCCCACAAATGCAAATCGTTGCCCGCCTCGCGGCCTACCGTGGCCTACCGGCCCGGCTGCACACGGCTAGCGGGCCCAATACTCCGGAAATGGACGATGCCGTGGCTAATGGGGGTGTGTTAGTGCAGCACCGACCCGGGTATAACAGTGTGATATGCAGTAGGGCAGAACAGGATGCAAAAGACCTTGGGTATTGTTACATTCCCTTTGGTATGGAGCATCCCGTGGCTATGCAATGCACACGGGAACAGGCCGCCGGGCTAAAACACACTCTGAAATGGGCAGGCAGCCATAATACAAAGGGCCCTCGCATTAAACGGATTGTCGTGGTATTGGGTAGCGGCATGACCGCCGCCGGCATCCTTTGGGGCCTACGTGATATTGGCTGTACACTGCCGGTGGTGGGTGTGCAGATCGGTGCAGACCCACGGAAAAGGCTGAACAAACACGCCCCGCCGTTTTGGCACCAGCAGTTATCCATCATAACATCGCCCTATAAATATGAATCGGCAGCCACCCAATACGTTGGGAATGATAATGAAGCCGCTCAACTTGATCCACATTACGAGGCCAAGGCCCATTTCTACGTGGAACGGGGCGACCTATTTTGGGTTGTGGGTGTGCGTGCAGGAGCCCTAGAACATGAGTAAGAGAAATCAGTTTCGCGCGTGGGTGTTTATTGGCATGGGAATTATCCTATCAGCGATTGCTACCCATGCGTGTGTGGGCTGCCGGCAACCATCTCGGCATTGGCGTCCGGCACCAAAACAAGAAACTACCAAAGAAAATACTGTGCCGGTCCTGTTTAATGGTGTACGGGCGTCTTGCTGGGATGTATGCAAGGCTTTACCAGATTACGAAGAAACATCCAAAATCCATACACAGGCCCAGAGCGCATTGCGTGTATGGCTTGCGGAACAGGGGCGATTGGCATCCAAAGAATCTATCGAGAAATTGATGCAGCAGCACGCACAGCCCCATACGAAGGATATCCCGGGCTACGCTATGGAAGTCCGGGACGTTATAGAAGATGGTAAGATTACGGTTGCGGAGTTCAGCCGGCTACAAAGGTTGTGGGACACGGGCACATACCAAATACAAACCAAGGTGATGTTGGATGCTATGGGGCGGCAGTTTGCGGTACCCACGGCACCGCGTGATTAAAGGAGTTGTCGTTATGCTTGCTAATATCCTCGCGCCAGGTGACCGCACAGTCAGTAATGCCCTGCTTGGTGCGGTTATTGGGTTTGCCCTTGTGGGGTTTGTTGCCTGGGTTATTTGCCAGGCGGTCGACCGGATAGCGGCAGACGATGATGATTGTTGTGAAGACGACGATGATATCGGATTCCCGCCAACAACCTATGACCGGGACGGTTATTACAAGGACTAGAGTTTGTGTGCCGAATGCAATTACCGGTCCACGCCATACCGCAGATAATCCTTGGTTACGCCCAATTTCGTTTTTGGCTTACTCCCGATAACATAAACGGGCCACTGGATGCGTTTTGGTTCTTTGTTGCACTGATGCTCCTTTATTTTGAAGATGGCCCTCCTACCGATAGGGAATGGAACGAGCTATGCGAATTGGTCGCGAAGATCTTCTCCGTACACTAGAATCCGTTAGCCCCGGGCTATCGCCGCGTGACGTGGTGGAGCAGAGCAGTTGTGTGGTGTTCACCGACAACAACGTGTTCGCATACAACGGCGAGGTCGCCTGCCGCCGTGCATGCAACCTGGGTATCTCCGGTGCCGTGGCCGCCGCACCATTTATCACCATGCTCTCAAAGTTTCCGGAAGAGTCCGTGGATATTGTACAGGGCCAAGGAGTTATTACCATCCAGGGTAATAAGCGAAAGGCCGATATCCGCACGGAGGCGGAAATTTTAATGCCGATCGATAAGATCGAGGACCCCGGTGTATGGCAGCCCCTGCCGGCCGGTTTTTGTGAGGCGGTGGATGTGGTGCAATCCTGTGCCAGCCGTGGGGATGAGCATGGGTTCGCCCTTACCTGCGTACACATCCACCCCAAGTGGCTGGAAGCGTGCGACAACCTGCAACTCGCCCGCTACCCGCTCGCTATACCCATCGAGCAGCCCACACTGGTCAAGCGGGATAGCATCAAGCACATAACCGGGTTAGGGGTACACGAAGTATCAGAAACAACAAATTTCCTGCACTTCCGTAACCCCACCGGCCTTGTGATTAGTTGCCGCCGCTACCTCGAAACATTCGTGGATATGGAGAATGTGCTCGCCGTAAAGGGCAGCCCGATGGCGCTTCCCGGCGGCCTGGCGGATGCACTAGACCGTGCCGAGGTGTTTAGCCGCGAGCAGCAGGACAACAACCGCGTGCAACTAGAAATGAAGCCCGGCGGCCTGCGGATTATCGGCGAGGGTGCCAGTGGCAAATACACTGAAACGAAGACATCCGACTACAAGGGTCCGCCCATCCGATTTCTCATATCACCCAAAATACTAGCGGACATTGGCAAACAACACAACGATTGCACCATCAACGAAGAACGCCTCAAAGTGAATGGTGCTGGGTATACGATTGTTATCTGCCTTGAAAAGGTCGCTAAGGACACGCCATGCAAACCGACACATACACCTGCCCAATGACGGGCCGCCGTCGTCCCGTACCAACCCGCGAACAACTCTCGCGCATCAAACGGGTAACATTTGTGGAGCGTACCACATTCGCACAGTTGCCGGTGGGGGCATACTATCTGCGGGAAGGCGAGGACAACGACCTCTTTTTCAAGCAGGCACAACCAATGGAAGACCCGACTACGGTACAACACAACATCGCACCGGTGGCACCAGAAGTACCAAAGTTCATCCGTAATATCAAACCGGCCGGGGTACGTGTTGAGGGTGGTTTCCGCCCATTTACCGAACAGGAAATTCGGGACAGGATTATGAACCAGGTGGTTATCCACGTCGTGCCCGCACCGGATACGGACGTGGACGCCCCGGCATTGGATGGTAATGGCTAGGAGGGCCGTGCGATGATCGATGCCGTGTATTGTCGCATCCGCGACATAGTGGCCAACCTTACGCACATAATGCGGAACCGCCTTAGAGATGAATTCTCTGAAGACGAGGTAATGCAACAGGGGTTGGGGGTTATTATGCAGTTTGATGGTGATTGTGTTACCATCGAACTCCCGGGTATAACCATCTCCTACTTGGAGGTGCGCGGCGGTGACGGTTTTGAGAGCCAGCATGAGATTAGACAGAAACTCGTAGCGTATGGCAAGGATCTTATCCGCGTGTACGGCACCATAGAACAACGCCACTACGCAGACCACCTACCCCGGTACGGGGAGTAACGGATGCCACGAGGTTTTTTTGCCGCCTCGCGCCTCGGGCAATCCAAGGCACCACCACCATCAGAGCCCTATTGCGGGGCGTGCGGGCTCTACAAAACGTGCCGCAGCCCCAAAATGCCCTGGTCGGGTGCTGGCCGCCGCCGCGTGCTTATAGTAGCCGAGGCCCCGGGGCCCGACGAAGACGCAACAGGCACGCAACAGGCGGGCAAGGTGGGGCAATACCTACGCCGGGCATTGTTTGCCCTGGGCGTAGACCTAGACCGCGACTGCTGGACCACGAATACGTTGATCTGTATGCCCCAGGATGGCCGCAAACCCACGGGCAAGGAAATTAGCTACTGCCGGCCCAACCTCCTCAACACAATCCAAGAATTACAACCAGAAATAATTATCCTGCTAGGAGGCACACCACTAGAGTCATTGGTGGGGTATTATTGGAAGGAGGATACAGGAGGTATTGCATTGTGGGCCGGGGCCCGTGTGCCCCACCAACGGTCGAATACCTGGATATGCCCTACATTCCACCCATTGTCGGTAATGCGAGAAGAAGAAAAGTGCCGCGAAAAAGAAGTGTGTGTGTCCAAGCTATGGTGGGAACGGCATTTAGCCGCCGCGTTCGGGCTAACCGGGAGGCCGTGGCCGGTGGTTCCGGATTACCGTGGCGAAATCACCCGCATCATGGATCCCGGAGATGCGGCGGCGGCCATTGACCGTATTATCGAACAGGGCGGCCCGTGTGCATTTGATTATGAAACAAACATGCTTAAGCCGGACGGGGCGGACGCCCGCATTGTCAGCGTGTCTATCTGCCACAAAGACAAACAAACCATCGCCTATCCCTACCACGGGGCGGCTATAGCGGCCACAAAACGGTTCCTGCAGTCTAACATCCCTAAAATAGCCTCAAATATGAAGTTCGAGGATCGTTGGTCCCTAGCCGTCGCACAAACTCCTGTTGCCAATTGGTACTTTGATACGATGCAGGGGGCACACCTCCTAGATAGCCGCCCCGGTGTCACATCCATCAAATACCAGGCGTTTGTACGGCTGGGGTTCGAGCGGTATGACACCCACATTGAGCCATACCTAAAAACACGCGGCTCACGGCAGGCCAACCAGGTACTCCGCGAAATTGATATTATGGATTTGTTGTTGTACAACGGGCTAGATAGCCTCCTGGAGTACCGGGTGGCGAAGAAGCAAACGCGAGAACTTAATTACCCGCCACCACGATAGAGTTAGAAAGGAATAGACTAATGGAAGACACCCCCACAACCACCGAGGCACCGGCTGCAGAGCAATCCACCATCAGCAGAAATGACATTATCGGCAGCCGCTTCCTATCGTCAACGGCAATCTCAAACCTTTTTACAATGGGTTGCGCGGCGGCGATAGACCCACGGCAGGCAATACCCGGTAAACCCACGATGCCCGGGCCCGACGTGCGGTTAGTCCGTGACCGCCTGATCTTCGAAGAGGTGTTGGAATTGGTTGTGGCACTGGGCGGTACCATCCACACAAAAGACACGAGCGCCGGCATTGTTAAGGGAAATGTGGAATTTGTGGACCACGGCAACCCAAACCTCGACGCGGCCATTGACGCCTGCTGCGACATCATTTATGTTGCCGTAGGCACGCTCCTTGCAATGGGGGTGCCGGACATTCCGCACATAAACCTCGTAAACCTCCGCAACAACCAAAAATTCCCCGATATGATGGCGGTGGTTGACGCTAACGGCAAATTCCAGAAGCCGGAGGGGTGGGTGGCACCAAACCACGAGGAATTAATCGCCGAAATGCAACAACAATGCCCACTCGACATAGCCCGGTTTCAGGCCGGGCTATTGGAACGGCACCGCAACCGGCGAGAGGCCCTAAAGCGGACCGAAACCGCCACAACCAACACACCACAAAACCCCGTAGGCTAGGCGGCACCGGCTATGGTACGTGCTGCAACACCCGAGGCTTATGCACTGATGCACAATGGGGCCCTTGCCCTATCGCGCATGGAGGCCAATGGTGTGAAGATTGATCTAGACTATCTTCACAGGACCATGTCCGAGATCCAGGACCGCATACGCAGTATGGAGGGGCGTTTGTGGGAGTCGGAGGTGGGTGGACGGTGGCGTAGGCGGTTTGGTGACCGCGCGGCCGTGGATAGCCGAGAACAACTCGCCACCATCCTATTCTCAGATATGGGAGTAGGCGGTGGCAAAATAACGGCCGGCGGTAAACTATCGGCCGATGTGGAGGTGTTGGAGCGGCTGGATACGCCGTTTACCCGCAACTACACCAAACTCCAGAAACTAAAAAAGGTTTACGGAACCTACCTAACCGGGTTGTTGCGAGAGACAGAGAATGGCATCCTGCACCCATTTTTCTCACTCCACACTGTTCGCACATACCGCTCTTCCAGCAGTAACCCCAACCTGCAAAACATACCCATCCGCGACCCGGACATTGCGGCAATTATTCGCCCCAGTTTCCTACCACACCACCCCGACCACCATATCCTAGAAATAGATATCAAGGCAGCGGAGGTGCGGGTAGCCGCGTGCTACCACCAGGACCCGACGATGTTGAAGTACATCCGGGAAAATTACGATATGCACAGGGACATGGCCCTGGAATGCTTTAAGTTAGATGCAGATGACTTTAAGACATTGGGGCAGAAAAGCTATTTAGATGATATAAGGCAACAGGTCAAGGCCTTGTTTGTATTTGCCGAGTTCTACGGCAGTTACTGGCTCAATGTGGCACCCAGCCTATGGGAGGCGTGCGATAGATACAAACTGAATGGACCGGACGGGAGGCCATTAAAAGATTGGCTACTAACCCACGGTGTGGCAGAGTTGGGTGAAGTGCGTCGCGGCGAGCGGCCTCGCGCCGGCACATTCACCAACCATATTATGCAGGTGGAAGATAATTTTTGGAACCGCAGGTTCCCGGTATACCGAGATTGGAAGAAGCGGTGGTTTGCCGCCTACCAAAAGGAGGGGGGTTTTTCTACCCTCACCGGCTTCCGTATTGACGGTATCCTAGGTCGCAACGACGTGATTAACTACCCGGTACAGGGAAGTGCCTTCCATTGCCTCCTATGGTGCCTAACGGACATCACCAACTGGCTAACCGCCCGTAATATGCGTAGCATGTTGGTCGGCCAAATACATGATAGTTTGTTGGCTAGCGTACATACAAACGAACTAGCCGAATTTGTAGCGTATGTGCGGCATGTGTTTACGGCAAAACTACCGGCAGCGTGGCGTTGGATTATTACACCGATGGATATTGACATTGCCCTAGCACCGTTAGGGCAATCGTGGCACCAAAAACAAAAAATGAAACTAACCGCATAGGAGGTACCCGTGGCGGGACGCATTAAACATCCAATGGTTGCGATCGAATGGGAACGTGAGGGGGCCATCGCCACCACGATGGGCTGGTTTATTGGGGATAAGGACGATCCGGTGCTACAAATCGCCGGAACGCTTGAGGCACGCACAGAAACCGATTATGTTGCGTCCGCCATCACCGAAATACCAAAGGATGCGGTACGCCGCATGATCCAACCTATCGTGGAAATTGAAGGATGGCCGGCATCCGCAAGATAGCCTTTTGCACCGGTTGCCCACACCTGCGGCAGCGGACCCGGCACGACTGCTACCCACCATTCCAAGAATATAAATGCGGGTTGCTGCAAGAATGGCTAGGATTTCTCCCACACGCCCACGATAACTGCCTCACACAGGGACCGCCCAATGCCAGCCAAGAAGACACTTGCGGAGTTGTTAAACACAGCATCGGAGAAGTGCGGGTTTGGGATGGGACTGGCCTACGAAAGAGGTTTCTGGGAGGCGTGGCAATACACACGGGCGGCGGTGTACCGGGGCAAGACGGCGGAGGCCGCATTGGAGAAACTAATCAAGAACATGAAAGAAAAGAAGGGACGATAAACATGCCCCCCGCCCAAAAACCAACGGCAACCGTACCGGCCCAAGAGTTGTACAAAAAACTACGCCCTGCCGATTGGAGCGAGGTGCGTGGCCAGCCGGCGGCGGTGGCCCTATTGGGGGCTATGGTGCGGGACCGCAATGTACCGCACGCCCTATTGTTTTGCGGCCCCAGCGGGTGCGGCAAGACCACCCTGGCCCGCATCCTACGTCGTAAGATTGGCTGCCACGACGCCGGGTTTTACGAGATTAATTCGGCCGACTTTCGTGGCATTGACTCAATCCGTGACATCCGTCAACGCATGTACGTCGCGCCGCTTAGTGGCCGGTGCCATGTGTGGCTCATCGACGAGGCCCACCAACTCACGAAGGATGCACAGAGCAGCTTCCTTAAAATGTTGGAAGATACGCCCAAACATGTCTATTTTATGTTGGCCACTACAGACCCGGCAAAGTTGTTGCCTACCATTCGCAGCCGCTGCACCGAGGTGAAATTGGGTTTGGTGCAGGCCAACGAGATGATGGGTTTGTTGCGGGAAACCTGCACCACCGAGGGGTTGGACGTAGATACCCCGGTATTAGAGAAAATCGTAGAGGTGGCAGAAGGCGGGGCCCGCAAGGCGATGGTCATGCTCGAGCAGGTGGCCATGTTTCCGGAGGCCCAGCGAATGGCCGCCGTGGAGCGGTTCGACCACAAACAGGAGGGCATTGCTATTGCCCGGGCCTTGTTTGATAGCAAAACAAACTGGAAGGCAATTGCGGCACTTCTCAAGACCTGCGAAGAAGAACCGGAGACGGTGCGGTATATCGTACTGGGGTATGCTTCGGCCATCCTACTCAACAGCGGCAACCCTTATGCCGCCACTGTGATTAATGAGTTCGGCACCAACTTCTACGACAGCAAAAAGGCCGGGCTTGTTTCCGCCTGCTACCACGCCA